AAGTGATGAATCGCATATTCAAACAATGGCCTGGCAAGTCTGCTAGAATATCCAACTATGTGTTGTATCAAGACAAGTCAGCCAGACGCGAGGCAGCTAAGAGATTAGGGTACCGGGGACGCTTGCCCAGGAAGTTCACCTACGAATCGTTGGGCATTGACCCTGTTGAAGCCAAACGAATAGAAAACAAATTGAAAGGCAAAAAGAAATGTATATCAAAACACTGTGGAGGCATCTTAATGTTTACAAGGCAATTACCAAAATCTTTAATATCACAAACCAATCAGATACTGTTGGACAAAAACGAAGTGGAGGATCTGGAACATCTCAAAGTGGATGTGTTGGCCAATCGAGGCTTGAGCCAACTGTTGGAGATCGATCCTCAAACAAAGTTATACGACTATCCAGAGATCGACGAGGCTACTTCGTGTTTGTTGAGTCGGGGCGACGTGTTGGGAGTTACCCAGGGAGAATCTCCAGCCATGCGAAGACTGTTCCGAGCCATACGCCCACAGTCAATGCTTGATTGTGTGTTTGCCACAGCACTGATACGTCCAGTGGCCATGGAAGGCAGACGCAAGGCAGCCTTTTTCAATGACTGGACTTCGGACAGAATATCAGATGTGGTGGTGTGTGAAGACGATGCCATCATGCAGATATCCAAACTGATTGGATGCAATCACTATGATGCTGACATGTATCGCAGAGCATTTGCCAAAAAGAATGAAGAACGTGTGATGGAGTTCATGACCAGACTGGGCGATCATCCACGCAAGGATGAAATATTTCGCACACTGCAATCACTGAGTGGCTTTGGTCTGTGCAGAGCTCATGCTGTGAACTTGGGCAGATTGATATGGGCACTGGCATACCAAAAAGCACACAATGTGCAAGGATTCTGGAGAGGCGCACTCAAGCACTGCAAAGGATCATACAAGCGATGGGTGTACAAGACAGAAGCCAAACGAGCAGGACTGGAACCCACAACCATTTCCAAAACTGATCGTTGGGACGATCCTGTGTATCAATACAAGAAGTATGGTTGGTGGTCAAACAAATCTTTCTTGCCAGGCTTTTATACCAAACATCTATATCTTGACCGTGTGGAATTTTGCGGTTTAATTGCAAATGGAAGGGTCTACAAAGCCGGAAACAAGAAGTATGTAACATTTGTCACACTAGGAATAGACAACGGCTACTATGTAGATATCACTGTAAATCGACCCTTTTCATATTCTGACAACGATGTGGTGCGTGGTATTGGTAGAATCAAACATCTAAACAATTCAGATTACATTGAAGTGATTGAATGTGAATCAGTGTCTATTGATAAATTTTACGATTAACTTTTGCCAAGATTCTTGATCAAGTCTTTGATCTTGGATGATTCCACATTGGCTCTCACTTTGCCAATGTCATCCTTGGGCGGTTCATCTGACTGATGTTCCTGTTTGGCTTCAGCAGTCACAGTGGATGTTCTTTTTAGATTGTTGTAGATGCTTGGTGCTTGTTTTTTAAATGATTGATATTCTTCATCTTCTGCCAAGTCAAGTATTCTCAGTGTGTCCACATTGAACTCTAAGTCAACCTTGTGTCCAACACCTGATGATGAACGAGTCTTCATAAACTGTATCTGATACTTGCCACGTTCTCTCATTGCACGTGATGTAAAGATACCAATCACATTGTCTGCTGTTTGTATCTTACTCAAACCACCACTGATGTGCGAATGATCAAACTCAATCTCTTCCACACTGGCTCTGTTCAACTGCGATGCTGTGATCAACAAGCAGTTCATGTCCACTGCCACATTTCTCAACTCTTCAGACACATACTTGTCTTTGACAAACAGATCTGATGGCGACACTCGCTTGTTCATTGGCATCAACAGATCCAGATAGTCAATCAGTATCACATCACATTTAATATTGTGTTGTATCTCAAACTCTTTGATGTATGCTCTCACATCCAATGCTGTGGCACCTGCTGGAATATATTTGATTCTCAACTTGCCTGATGTCTTGGCTTTCATCTTGACCTTCAAGTCAACTGTGTCCAAGTCTTTGTATATCTCACGTGTGGGCGTCTCAGTCATCATGGCATCAATTCTCATTGCAGTCAACTTCTCACTCAACTCCAGTGTGACATACACACAGTTCAATCCTTGCTCTGCATAGTTGCAGGCCAAGTTCTGCAGAAACAAACTCTTACCAGCACCTGATCCACCTGCAAAGATGTTCAGTTCGCCTCTGTTGAAACCACCAAACAGTTTCTTGTCAAAGTTCTTCCAACCAGTGGGCACCATGCCATTGTTGTCTTTGAGTGCCTGCAGTCTTGCTTTGGGATCTTCAAAATAGTCCAAACCCATGTCTTTGGTGAGTCCAACCTGCACTGCTTTCTTAATCTTGTCTTCCACAGAACCATAGTCCCCTTTCTCCAACATGTCTGCTGAAGCAAGGATGGCTGACTCAAGTTCTTTGTGACGAGCAAATCTTTCATACTCATCAAGGAACCAATCAAAGTGTTTGGGATCAATGTCTGCCGCTGACTGCAAGTCTGCACCTGTCTTGGCATTGACCATTTCAACATCAGGCAGTGTCTTGTATTCATTGGCATACTCATATATGAACTTGGCAGGCTCTCGCAACTGTGCGTCATAGTGTGAATATCTAAAAATATTTTGTGCTCTCACAAATGACTGTGCATCTGCAAGAAACATTTCTAAAAACAGTTTCTGTAGTTCTTTAGTGTACTCCACAGTTATATTATACTACCTTTCATAGTTGGTAATCAACAGTTCCTTTCTGTCCTTTTGGTCTTGTCTGTATGTGCCTGTTGAACGCATGGTGTATTTCAAATCCCACTGCAAACAGTAATAGGTTTTGTACAGATCAATCAGTTTGGGATTTGCATTGTATGTTATCATGAATCTGGTTTTGAGATTGTCGACGTGAAATTTAAATTCATCATGATCAAATGATTTGTGTTTGTCTCCGTCCTTGCCATACAGAAATGATTTGATGTCATATGGTGGATCCAAAAATATAAAGTCCATGTCTGTCGATCCGATCATAAAGTATGAATAGTCAAGATTGGTTATGTCCCATCCTGCAATCAACATTTGGTAGTCTGGTAGTTTGCGAATTGAATTGATTGTGAAGTTGCCATGATATGCTTGTCGTGAAAAAGATGATGACACCAATCCTGAAAAAGAACACTTGTTAGCAATATAAAAAGAACAGGCCACAACAAAAGGATCTTGTCTGTCGTCATGCATTAACTGTTGTGCCTTGGCAAACAGATCACGCTGTGCTATTTCATCATCACCTGTGCTACGTTTGATTTCTTCCAATCTCATTGCCATTGCTTTGCCTTCTGTTTGTAATGTTTTCCAAAAACAGTACAATGGATAGTAGGCATCGTTCACATGCATATAGGCATTAGGATACTGTTGTGTGACCCACAAAGCCACAGAGCCTCCGCCAAGGAATGGTTCTACATAGCCTTGTATTGAATCAGGAAAATATTCTCCAAGGAACTTCATTGCACGAGATTTGCCTCCTGGATATCTCAATGGTGTTTTCAGGTTAGCCATAGTTTCTCATTCAATTTAATTTTTGTTTTAGAATCATGTGTGTGTTTGAGGATGGCCTGCATGGTCAGTATTTTGCCATACTGTTGCACAGCATCATTAACGTCCTTAATGTTATTACCCCATGGAGGCATGCTTACTGACCAACCCCATTCACAGGCTTGTTCAATCAGTTTGGTGCCTGCACGATCTCTGTCTGGCACTACAATAACTTTTCTGTTGAGTGCATCAATCTGTAGTTTTTGTTTGTGTGCAATTTCAGATCCAAGTATGGCCACAGCATCAATTTGGATAGCATCAAATATTCCTTCTACCAGGATGACAAACTTTCTTGACCAATGTTGGTTGTCCAAGTTAAACAGTGTGCCAGGTTGTACCTGTGCAAAGTATTTGGGTGATTGATCTTTGGTTGCACGAGCAACATAGCCAATCAACTTGTGGTGCCAACGAATAGGCACTATCACTCTGTCTTTCATTGACTTAGGTGCTTCGTAGAATGTGTGTGGCACATCCACAATGCCACGTTCCATGAGATATTGATTGGTGCGTATGGGTTCAGCATCTTCTGGTAATTTTATTGTGTCAAACTTTATTTCATCATCCAGTTTTTTTTGTTCTGGATTAATCTCCTGTGATATGGCCATGGCCTGCATGGCAAGTTTTGAAATGATACTGGTGGGTACATTTATCCATGTCAGCAGTTTGCGAAATCTATTATTCAAATATCTACCTGGGGTGTAGTTGGCTTTATAACCACAGTTAAAACAGTGATAATTCACAGACCCATCACCTGAATACATGATGCCTCCACGCTGTCTTGTGTCTGGCGATTCACCTTGATGTTGACAACAAGGAGCATCAAAAGATATCCATCCACTTGGTGTTTTTTTTCTGCGAGCAGGAAGATGCGACTCTAGTGTGTGTTTGAGATCAGCAAACATTTATTATATTATAAACTAAAAGAATAATTTGTCAAAGAGCAACACCAA